TGTATTTGTTATTTTTTTAGAGTATTCCCATTGTTCTTCGTCAAATGTTGATATTTTATCTTTTAACGTATATATCTTTTCAACAATCGTTTTATCAAATGAAAAATTTTCAACTTCTTTATCTTCTATCTCTATATTCTTATTTAATACATACCATTTTATATTTTTCCAAGGAGGTTTAAATAATACAGACATATTTTTATTTCGCAATTATCCTTTATACTTACATAATTTATACAATTACAAGTTCCATATCATCTTCAACAATCGTATTTTGTACTTTAGGCATTGCAATGTTCACATTAAATCTTGATGTAGCACACGGGTCTGTCATATCATCCACAATCTCATCATCTTCCACAATATCATTTCCTTCTTCTTCAATCGTACAATTTTGTGTAACTCCTGCACTCATCTTAACCAACGCATCCTCATCCAATAAGATTGTTGAGAAGTTTGTACCTCCACGAATAGGCTGACCTACCATAATATTCGCAGATACACCTGTAATAGGGTCTACCTCTCCAAACTGCGATGCCTTCAATAGAATACGTTCAGTCTCCTCAAAGGATGCTTTTGCAATCGGACCAATATCACTCTTATTAATACCATAACGGTCAATTGACATCATCCTACCTGGTCTTGTCATCACATCACAGAGTAATCCTAAATGTCTATAATTTACCCCCACTTCCTCAAAGAGTGTTGTAATCTCCGATAACAGTACATTTCGCGCAGCTTCAATACCCAATTGCTCATATGCATCCAATAAGTTTGTACTATATAACCTATTTCCATCAACTGCAGGATGATTCATAACCTCCAAATAGTTACTTCCATCAGTATCAATAATATACTGCTTAACTGATTTATACTCACCATCTACATTTACTACTTTCTCATTATCCTCCCTGAATGTTGCGGATTTAATTCCAGTAATACCGCGAATTACAATACCATTTAGAATCTTATTCTGAAACTTCTTAAATCCTTGCAAATCGTCAAGTTCATTGCCTTTAGGGACACGAATACGCATCATCAATTTCTTACTATTATAATCAGAGTAGACCAAATCAATTCCACTGAAACTATCACGCAGTACAAATGCAATATCATTTGTTGTAATATTCTTATTAAACATCTTCTCGCGGTCAAGCTCAATACGCATCATCCATTTACTCCAATCATTTTTCTCTTCCTCTCCTGCACTTGCAGTCTGCTCAAACAACTTATAGAAATCAATCACATCCTTATCCTCCTTCAAAATTGTTGTATCATCTTTGGGGTCATAATAAATAGCAGCCTTCATCGTAATATCACGAAGCAATGTTAGCTCCAAATCCTGCGCTACCTCGCGAGCCTTCTCCTTCAACTCACGGAACTCTGGCTTCAAATACACAGTCAACGAAGTCGCCTTAGGATTATGTGTTACTGTTAGAAGCTCTTTTAGACGAGGTACACCTCTTGTCACATTAGACTTTGATGCTACGCCTGCTAAATGGAAAGTGTTGAGGGTGTTATGTACTAATACATTACAATCTACCATGAAACTATCGTTTCCTGGAACTGTAAAGTCATATACATATTCTTTAGGATCATCAAGATAATCCAACTTCATAATCTTATCCCATACTACATCAGCATCCAATGCTGACTTAATAATTGCAAGATTGTTTCTTACTTCTTCATCATCAGAACCTTGATTCATAAATTCTGCCATAAAGATAGTATAATACTTATCAAGAGTCTCGCGTCCAATTGCTTCCTTCTTTCTCCAACGACCATAATTACGAGACTGACCAGGTAAATTAAGTGCCTTGCCTACATCTGCAACTACATCTCCTAGCTCTGGAATCATATCAATATTCTGCTTCACATCATGTTTTTCATCACGATTCTCATATTCAATAATCTCATCAAGCGCTTTTGCCTTCTCCTCCATACTAAATCCAATTAGGTCTTTGTAGATTTGAGCATACTTCTTTGTGAGAGTCATAGTATACTGTGTCTTATCTGGAATATTAACCGAAGTCTCTTCACCAAATGTTAAGAATATACCCATAAATCCAAAGAGACGAGCAACATCTTCAATAAGCTCCTTATTACGGGAACTTGCACGAATCATCTGTCTTGTAGGATTGACATTTCCATCTCCATCAAAGTATCCTCCAATTACTCCTGCAATAAACTCCTTATTAGAATTAAACACAAGTCCCCCTACACGTTTCTCATAAGAACCTGTTTTAAATGTATCATTTATGAAATTCTTCAGATTTGCTGAATGAAGAATGTTATCCTTACTAGGCCCATATTCACCTTTATATTCACGTGTTGAGAACTTCCATCCATATTTATCACCAATAGCTTTGAGTTTAGTTTCTACAATAGTAGCAACTTTACTAATATGCACAGTATTACCATTAAGACATCCATCTGCAAGATAGATACCACACATCCATCCAAACTCTTTATCAAGAGTATATGTTTCAGTTCCATATGTAATTGATTTAAGTGCATTAGGTACTTCAGGAATAGAACGAGCAATAGGAATACGCATTCCTTCCTTCAAATCAGAACCCAACACTGGTACAATTCCAGTACGGTCGCGGCGCAAGAATGAATGTGAAAGAGTAGCTGTTGTAGTACGCCCTGATTGAGTAGTTACTTTTACAAGTCCACCGTTAGCAGGATGTCTACTTACTTGTGAGATACCCTTCCATGATACCTTCTCATCTTCACTTACACCTACAATTTGATATTCTGATGTCTCCAAATCCAAAACCGTACTATCTCCGCCTAGAGAAACAACACGAGATTTATTTTCTTCCATCAGGTTATCAATAAACTCTCCGATTGTACCGTAAAAGTTTTCTCCCGAACATTTTTTAATATTAATTACGGTAGTTTTGATGGCCGACATTTGAGTAGATGGCTCGCCAATGCTTTGTGCGGCAAGGATTCCTACTAGTTCACCAGGTTGTACCCAACTCTGCCAATTTTTAACAACCAACACTTCACAAAGAGCTTCAAATGCATTTCGTGTAAATCTATTCTCTACAATAATCCTATGAGGTGCAAGATAATATCTCAACAGAGCTGCCCAAATGCGATGATATTCTTGTGTTCTCTGAATAACTTTCTGAATACCAGCCAATACTGTTAGGGGTGTCAAGTCTGTCTTTGTTGTAGATGTTAATCCAAACTTAACTGTTAGATTTGTCATTAATCTTTCAATATTAACTGGAGAATACACACCCCCTTGTCTTCCTGAACCAAATACTCCTTCAACTATCATCTTTCTATCATTCAGTACCTGTTTGATAAACCTATCAATCTCCATCTCATCATTCTCTCTCTCAACTCCTTCCATAAAGACTAATGAGAAATCAACACCTCCCATTGAATAAATGTCCTTAATATCAGTCTCTGATAGTTTACCCAATGCAAGTGTCTGTGACTCAATCTTTGTCGCATTCACACCATCTTCACCATAATGAAACTGCACTACATTCATATTTGCATCTCTAACAGTTCCATCATGTTGTACAACCAAATCCTCCATACCTTTTACAAGCTTACGCTGAATATATCCAGTATCAGCAGTCTTAACAGCTGTATCAATAAGACCTTCTCTGCCTGACATAGCATGGAAGAAGAATTCTTGAGGAGTTAGACCGCGAATGAAGGACGACTCTACAAAGCCACGAGCTTCTGCACCATCATCATACTTCTTGTAATGAGGAAGAGTGCGGTCAGTATAACCATAAGGAATACGCTTACCTTCAATATTCTGCTGGCCTACACAGGCCATCATCTGAGCAATGTTAATAGTGCCTCCCTTGGAACCAGCACGTACCATTGCCATCATACGATTATCGTTACTCAAAGATGATTGACCAATCTTACCAGCTTGTTCGGTAGCTTTGTTGAGTGATGCGAATACACGGCTTTCAAACTCTTCATAATTCTTCTTACCTGTATTATTGTCAAATAGGTCTAGATGAATCTGATGCAAGAGCTTAGAAATATCATCTTTGCGGTCTTTAATAACAACATCCATATCTTCCTTGGTTTTACTATCGGCAATCAAATCGGAAATACCAACAGAGAATCCATTTAGGATAAGATATTGTTCAATTGTATGCTGGAAAGAATCAATCATGTTTACTGTATCTGTTGCACCATAATCATTGTATGTTGTGTGAATAATGCCTTTAGAGGGTTTAGAGAAGATTGATTTATCAATAGTACCCTGTTTAATATCACCTTCTACAATTTTAATATAATTTTCTGAATTTTCACCACCTTGGTCTTCATATGAAGAGTTAGGCATAGAAAGGTTAAGAGGAGGAAGAAGAACAGATACAACTTGGTGTCCTGTCCAACGAGGAGCATTTATATCTCCTGCACGAGCTTGAGGAATTTGTCCATCAAATCTCTTATTCCACATCATAAGATTCATATATTCACGCAAATTAAACTCATTACCAGGTTGAGTAATCCTGTAAGAACCCACCAATGTATCCTGAACAACACCAATAATCGGTTTGGCATCTCTGGGAGTAATAATTTGGTGAGGTACTGCTGCAATCTCTTCTAACTCTGTAGAAGCCTCGTAGGATTGCGCCACGTGTGCGTTCATCTCCATGATGGGTTTTAAACCACCATGCCCTCAAAGTTTCCAAAGAGGATGGACTATATCTTATGCCATATCTGGTTGATTAAACCTTCATTTATGACCCACGACCATTTAGTCTCTGAACCTTCCTCATATCCTATCATAACGGATTTAGAGGCTTGGCTGCGGATTGCCCATTTCGCTTTTAACAGCTCATTCTTAACTTTTTTACTATACCTCTGATTTTTCTCCAGAGCCACCTATTATTTTCATAATAGGTTTAGTAGTTAAGACTTTAGGGGTTTCCCGTCAATTTGATTATGTTGCAATTATTACAGCTTTTAGGAAATCCATAGCTCTGCTACGTATTTCTTCTAATGTTTCATGTTTTCCTACAAAGTTTGTTTCAAGATGTCCAATTTTAACAAGAATACCCTTGTTTCCGTTGAACTTTCTTTCTTTTAGATATTGGTCTAAATTATCTATATCAATACATGAACCTTTAAAACGGTTAATTTTCTGTAAAAGATGTTGTTGTTGAGTACGTTTCATCAATTCTTCTTTTACTTCTTGTTTACCAAAGGTTTCTTTTAGAGATTCTGACATTTTACTTCTTGTTTCAGTTGTTCTTTCTTTGCAACCGCCTCGTTTAGATGACGGCAGTAGAGTAGTTTTATCAACTGTTTCAGAAGTTCGTATGAACATTTCTCCTTTTCCACCTTTGGTTAAATTATAACCGTTGGGGTATAGTGTATTATATTTAACTATATACTCTTTTTCTAGTATGTCCATTTGGTCTTTAAAACATTCTTCTAGCAAAGATACTGTAAAAGCATCTTTACTATATAGTCTTATAGCATTATTAAGATAACTACATTGTTTCTTTTTAGTATTACAAATCGCTTCACTGATATGATCTTTGAAGCGACCTTCATAACCAAAAGGACGGTATTTATTCTTATTTTTGCGATGACTAACTGTTTGACCAATATATGACATATTATTAGAGTTATTAGTAATAATATAGATATGACCGTTTACATCATCAGATGTATTTAATATCATTATATAATTATTGTAGGATTTATTTAAGTTACTGTAATAACTACTAGGCAGTTATATATATTACTAATTTGCACGAATTGGTAATATGTGAGATTACACTGTTATCCCTTTCAAGTTTTCTCACAACTTAAAAGGCAGCTACCTGTTGGCGACAAGATTTATCACCATCAAAATCAGCATTATACGCTGAACAAACACTTACATTCAAGCGAAAAGTGTTATAAGGGAGTACGCGTACTTTGTGACCCATCATAGACATTCTGTGAAGAGTAGGCTGACGATTGAAAAGAATCGTGTCGCCATCCATCAAATGTCTATGAACAGTATCACCTGCGTATAGAACAATTTCTCGTGTATTAATGTGTTTCAAGCTAATCATACGACCATCTGCACGAACAAGAGTTTTAGCGCCAGGGTAGGTATCTGCGCCATTTTGGACAAACTTATACAGCTGGTCACGATTATATGCAGTTACACGGTCAGGAACTGTAAGATTCATAGCAATTTTCAAGGGAACACCTAGCTCTGCAATAGAGATATTAGGGTCAGGAGTAATAACAGAACGAGCTGAAAACTCTACACGTTTACCTTGAATATTGTATCTGATACGACCTTCCTTTGAACCAAGACGCTGTTGAATTGATTTAAGAGGACGACCAGAACGCTGTGCAGAAGGAGCAACACCAGGAATTTCATTGTCAACTAGTGTGGCTACATGATATTGAAGTACGCTCGCAAGCTCATCAATATTATGCTTGGAAGAATTTTTCTCAATCTTTTCTGCAAGAATCTTATCGGTTTTAATGATATCAGCGAGTTTGTGCGTCAAATCATCTTCTGACCTCTGATTGTTATCTTGAACAACAGAAGGGCGTACTTGAGGAGGAGGAATAGGTAGAACAGTACAAACCATCCAATCAGGTCTGCACCAGTGGCGACTTAATCCCATAAAATCAACATCTTCATCAGAAATACGTCTGAATAAACGAAGAACATACTCAACTTCTAATGGCTGATTTCCAGAAGGCATTTTTGCAATAATACGCGCAATACCATCCTTAATATAATTTTCAGGCTGTGGGGCACCGCATCCATCTTCCGTTTCTTGACCACAACGACCAATACTTGAACAGATTTTAACAGTTTCTCTCCATCTTGCCTCTCCTTTACGATTCGCAATATCATAATGATAATCCTTGTTTAAAAGGATTTTTGAGCAGCGAATACAAACACAACGTAATACATTTAGAATAATAGGAAGAAATTGGTAATAGTATACAGGTCTAGTCAGCTTATAATGACCAAAATGACCAGGACATCCATGATTGGTTTGACCACATGAACGACATACTTTACCATTTTCTAATACACCCATTCGCGGATCAAATAATCCTCCGATATAGGGCTCATTTCCATTATAAGTTTCTTTCATTGTGACTTCAACCACAGACCTTCTCTCAATTTCTTCTGGAGAAAAGATACCAAATTGAATACCGACGATTGATTCCACATCGGAAGACTGTTTATTAAATCCTGCTGGCATCTGATTAATGTATAGATTGCGTGTGTCTAGGTACTCTCAAATTAAGTTAATTAATCTTTCAAATTTTTGAGAGTAGACTTTAAGTTCTTATTTTGGTATAAGCTTTGAACAATATAGCCTACATAAACTTTATTATCATAGATAATAGTAATTATGACAGATAATAACTATTATCTTGAATCAGTTGAGCCAGATGAACCGGATAAAATTGTGATTTGGAAAGGACAATTAATAGAAAAATTCAATACAGATTATTGCGATATAACCCTTTTAAAAACAAAAATCTATGGAAATATGCTTTTTATGGATAATTGTCTTCAATCAACTGAAAATGATGAACATATATATCATACTGCATTAGTACATCCTTTAGCAGAATATAGCAAACAATTAGATAATGTATTGATTCTTGGAGGAGGAGAGGGATGTACTGCCCGAGAAATTCTTAAATATGACCCACAATTTGTTTTACAAATAGATATTGACCATACATTTGTAAAGTGGGCATCCGATACACTTAAATGGGATGATGGAGCTCTTAAAGACCCTCGTGTCCATTTAGTGTATGATGATGCATGGACAGTATTAAAGAAAGAACCTTATGTATTTTATGATTATATCATTGTTGATTTATTTGATCCAACTGAACAAAGTGCAGATTACTTTTGCGAATTATTGTGTAATTGTAGTAAGTGGTTAAATAAGGATGGATATCTTGTTGCATACGTAGGTATGTATCATACACTTAATCCCGTAATATATACAATTTTAGATATATTGCTTGAAAAAATTGGAGATAAGTGTAATTTTATTGATTATTATACAGCGTGTATTCCTTCTTTTGGCGGAGATTGTGTGTTTCTATATTATTGTTTGAAGAATCCCGAAGAGGAGGAAAACAATCCTCATCTTGCAATTGACGTCTCTTAATTATCTCATGTAATTCACTCTCTAACTTCTTTGCCTCCTCCGTATTTGGTATTTTCTCCTTTGTTGTACCTGGTCCCCATCTACGAAGCGCACATCCTGACATTTATAATATTACTTATATAATATATTTACTATTATAACACATATATAGTTTATACCTAAAATAATCACAGCCTAAACTTTTAAATAAATACATTTATAAATTAGATAGGATGAGTAAAAATAAACATAAAAATAAAGAAACTGTTTTTGAAACAGCGACAGCGGGAGCGACAGCGACAGAAACAACAGCAACAGCAACAGAAACAGAAGAAAAGAAAGAACAGAAAAAAACAAATATAATGCCAAACAATGTAAATGACCCTGAACTGATAAACATGATTCACCAAATAAATGAAATAAGAAATACCCCAGTATCATCATATTCAACTCAATCAATGGGACAATCACAAATAGTACCTTATGTTCCACCTTTATTTGATGCTTCTAGACCATATATACAATTTCGTATAAATGAAGCAGGTGTTCTTGCAGGTGCAATTGCTGCATCTATTACATATACTGCTACACAAACTGCTGTATCTGCTGCAGGAACAGCAACATCACTCGCAGTTAACACAGCTGGATTCCTATTAGGTCATGCTGCTGGATTCACAGTTGGCACTGCAGCAAAAACGGCTGTTGATTTGACAGCAACTGTCGCTGCTGAGACAGCAAAAGGGGCGATGCAGCTTCAGTCAACTTTAGCGGCTGTCGCTGTCAGCTCTGTGGTCGGCGCAACAACAGCTCTCGCTGTCAGCGCTGGTAGTTCTATTATTGGTGCAAGTGTTTCTCTTATTGGTTCAGGAGCTAGTTATATATACTCTAAATTACCTTCAAAAGAAACATTATACTCCTTTACAGGTGGTTTTATTAAAAATAGAGAAACTAGTCAAGAACAATCTAATTGGGATAAGGTTGACTAACTTCAAAAATATATACATAAAAAAATGATTTATAGAATCACTTAAATAACACATAACTAAAAATACTAAATGAAGACTATTATCGTATTTGACACAGAGACAACTGGTCTTCCTGATAGGGCCGGTTTTGATAAAAATTATCCTGCATGGGATACACGACGCTATAATAATTCACGCATTATTCAATTAGGATATGCTGTCTATACACTAAGTGGGTTTCTACTATCTGAAAATATGTATTATATTAAACCAGATAAATGGATTATTACTGCTGAATCTCAAAAAATACATGGTATTACACAAGAACTATGTCAGAAAAAGGGGGTTCCTATTAGAGATGTGCTGCGTACTTTTGAGAAGGATTTAGAAAATTGTGTTTTACTTGTTGGTCATAATGCTGTCTTTGATAAAAATATTGTAGCAAGTGAATGTTGGCGCTGTTGTTTTGATTCTTTTGCTGTTAGATTTGAAAACATGCCTTGCGTTTGTACTATGAGAGCTGCAAGACCTATTTGTAAACTTCCTCTATCTGTGCAACAACAGAAATATGCACGACCAAATGAATATAAGTTTCCTAAACTTTCGGAATTACACAAACACCTATTTGGCTCTGAACCAGTTATTCAACATGACGCCCTTGAAGATGTTAAAGCAACTGCTCGCTGCTATTTTGCTCTTAAAGAAAAAGAAGAAGTTATCTAAACATATAATACAAATAAAAAATCGTCTGATTACAGTTACATCATAATATATAAAATATATTTAAATGTATTTTTTCCAAAAAAATTAATGATTAGGTCTTGAATTAGATTCAATCATATAAGCAGAAGTAGATTCAAAGAATTCGGCATTTTGTTGATATTCGCTAACTGTTTTTGCACCAAGATATGTAAAAGACGAACGCAAGCCTCCTTCATAATAATCAAAAATATTATCAGCTGATTTAGTAATTTCAACATCAAATGCAACCCCTTCAGGCTGTCTCATCTTCTCATTTCCAAAATAATCACCCATAAACTCACTTGATGCTTGCCCTCTATAACGACCATGTATGGAGCCATCTTGACGCTTTTCCTTTTTCGCAGCAGATTCAAATGTACGTGCAAAAACTGTTCCCATCATCACAGCATCAGCCCCCACAGCAATCGCCAAACATGCATCTCTCGGATGTTTAATGCCCCCATCAGCAATCATATATGCCTGATATCCTTCATCGCGCAGCCGCAGCTTCATTTCCGCGCATTCTTGGAGAGCACTGAATTGTGGTACACCAACGCCTGTCATAATACGAGTAGTGCATGCTGCACCAGGACCAACTCCTACTTTTATAATATCAGCTCCAGCTTTTACTAAATCACAAAACCCTTCTGCAGTACATACATTTCCTGCAATAATTTGACATTTAGGGTATGTACCTTTAATTTCTTTAATAATATCTACTACTTGTTGTGAATGACCATGTGCAATATCAATACAAAAACGTCTACAACCTGCATCATATAATTCATTAAATTTATTTGTTTCTTTTGTTACACCGATACTCATATAAGAAAAAGGAAACTCTTGAATCCATTTAGTTAGTTGTTCTAATGGTGCAAATCTATGAAAAATAACAGGAGCTCCTCTACGTACACATACTTGAGCTAATTCAGTTCCAATTACAGAATCCATATTTGCTGGAATGAACGGTGAATTATATAAATCATTTCCTAAAACTACATTTAGTGATGTATTAAGTCTTGATGTAATACTATTGTATTTAGGAATAAGACCTACATCATCAAATGTTAAAAAACGTCTAAATGTTCTATTAAGCATTATTTGTTTGCAAATATCCTATTAGTATATAGTTGAGAGTCTTTAAGAGTTTAAGATGCACAAATCACAATGCACAAATCCCACTAGTAATTTGTTCCAGTTCATCATATGTTTCTTGTAATTGTTTAATTTTCTTTGGAGGCGTTTGATATCCACCATCATCTGGAAAATCAAACAAATATTCATATACATTGTCGTAAGTAATTCCAACTTCATCCATAAAGGCATTGTATTCTTTTTTATAATATTCTAAATGATCGTAGCGTAATTCTCTTTCATCTTTTGTAGATTCGTGATAATGTTTAAGAGAAGAGTGATGCAAATCGTCAATCGTTAGCCAATAAATTTCTATTTCTTCTGCAGTTTCACCACAATACTCAAACTTCATATTTCTAATATACTTACGAACATGTGCAATCTGGCTTACTAACTCGTATAATTCATTTTCAAACATTTCTTTTATTTCATTTTG